CTTGTTAATCAAGATGGATCCTTTGATCATGATGATGATGAAATCTATTGCAACATGGGCTCATGGAGAAACATGAGTGGAGAGATGGTATCAGATGAGACGGCAGAAGAACTTAACGAGAAGTTACCTTACGGAAAAGTAACTATGACAGGAATAGTAGGTGATGATGGTATATATTATCCATCACATAGCTCACCTAAATGGTTGATAGATGAATTTATTATATTCTTGAAACATTGTGGTGGTTTTTCTGTTTGGTAGTCTCATTAAATTGATTACTTTTGTAATATAATCACACAAGCTTTATGAAATTTATAACCTTTCTAATTAGATGGATAAGTCAACAGCTGGCTATACCATTCTGGATAGTGGGTCATATACACTTGTCTATACATAACTTTCATGACCTATATGAAATACTAAGTAGTATAGGTCTACATGTTATAGTGGCTATTGGCTTTTACTTAGACTATCTAGAATTTAAAAATCTTAAGAAATGATTGAGAATGTAATTATATATGACATAGAAACTATGCAGGAATGCTTTATAGTTGTATGTATGGAACCAGGGAAGACACCTAAGAGCTTTACAGTAAGCAAGTGGCAGAATCAACTAGATGCATTTGTAAAGTATACAGACACTCACAAGGATGCACACTGGGTAGGTTATAACAACCTACGATTTGATGCTCAGGTAGTAGAGTGGGTGCTTAGAAACTATGAGCAGTGGCATGAAGGTAGTGGTCTAGAAATATGTGCAATGATAGCACAGAAAGCTCAGGACGTAATACATGATGCTAACTATGATGTGTTTCCAGAGTATAGAGAGTGGGACCTATCATTAAAGCAGCTTGACTTATTTAAGATACATCACTATGATAACAAGAACAGGCGTGTAAGTCTGAAGAGGTTAGAGTTTGAGATGGATCTTGAGAACATAGAGGAGATGCCAATACATCATACTAAAACAAACATGACTAATGAAGAAGTATACATGTCATTACAGTATTGTTTTAATGATGTGGATGCAACCTATGAGTTCTATAAAGTTACAATAGGTGAGACAGACCATCCACTGTACAAAGGTAACAATCAGATACAGTTGAGACTAGACATACAAGAAGAGTTTGGTATTCATTGTCTTAACTACTCTGATAGTAAGATAGGTGATGAGATAATTAAGAAGTATTACTGTCATGAGAAAGCTATGGACATTAAGGATCTTCCAAGGAAAGGTTATTTCAGAAAGACTATCGCTATGAAGAACTGTATTGCACCATATGTTAAGTTTAAAACTGACCATCTGAAAAAGTTCCTCATCAATATAAGAAAGATGACCTTAGGTCTTCAAGATGATTTCAAAGAGCATATTAATTTTCATGACAATGTATATTCCTTTATGAGAGGTGGACTACATACAGAGAATAAACCTGCTGTCTTTGAGGCTGATGAAGATCATGAGATTATTGACTGGGATGTGGCTAGTTACTATCCTGCAATTATAATTAACAATGCAAAATATCCTGCCCATTTAGGAAAAGAGTTTCTATTTGGCTACAAGCAGATGTTTGAGAAAAGACTCGAACTAAAAGCTAGTGGAAAGAAGGATGGGAAAACCAAGGGTATTGTTGGGGCTCTTAAACTTGCAGTAAACTCTGTCTATGGTAAATCTTCAGACATGCTTTCATGGATCTATGATAGGCAGTTAACTATGTTCACCACTATAACCGGTGAGCTTAGCTTAATGATGCTTATTGAACTATATGAGATGAATGGCATTCATGTGATCTCTGCCAACACAGACGGTGTTACTATTAAGATTAAGAAAGAACTAATACCTAAGATGCATGAGTTAAATGCAGAGTGGTCTGAGCTAACACAGTATATTTTGGAAAGAACAGACTACACAAAGATAATCTTTTCAACAGTTAATGATTACCTAGCCATCATGCCTGATGGTTATATAAAGAAGAAAGGTGATTTCTTAACAGACTTTGAACTACATAAGAACAAGTCTGCTAGGATTGTACCTATTGCCCTTGAGCAATACTATGTAAATAATATTCCAGTTAGGGATACTATAATGCAGCATACTAATCTATTTGATTTCTGTATAAGAAAGAAGTCTTCTAAAGACTTTCACTTTGAAGGAGTCCATAGAACAACAAATCAGACTACTAAATATAATAAGCTAATAAGATACTATGTGTCTAAATCAGGTGAAAAGATATTTAAGGTAAGGAATGATGCGTCAACTAGTAGAGCTGCTAAGCGTTCACAGGCTGAGGCAGGTGAGTGGATTTGCACAGTATGCAACTATCTCAACAAACCAAATGAGTTGGATAATGTAAACTATGGCTATTATATATTTAAAGCAGAGAAGCTGATAAAGAAAATAATGGCTGGTGGTAAGAGAGTTAAAACAATTGTATCACCTAATCAACTAAATTTATTTGTATGAAGAAGAAATCAGCAATTAATAGAGGAACTATTATGCGACACCTAATGGAGAAACAACTAGATATGGTTGGTAAACGACTAGTAGATACATTAGATGATGACAAGTGGTACTTTAACTGGACCATGACCTCTGAACAGCGTATAGAGTTTGACAAGTACGCAGTTAAAACCTTAAAGAAAGTATTTAAATTTAACACTAACAAAGCAAAGGACTGTTCATCGTGGTTCCATGAACAGTTTGGAGTAAGAATCAAAGATTAATATTAACAATTAAATTAGATAAATATGGAAAGTATGAACACAGTAACAGTAACAATAATGATCTTATTAGTCTTAGGAGGCATATATTTGTGCTTCTTTGGAGCAGAACCTAAGATTGAGACACCTAAACAATTACCAAAGAAAAAGAAGAGAGGACCAGGAAGACCAAAGGGATCTAAGAACAAGCCCAAGGTTAAGAATGTCTAAGCTTATTAATGAAGACTGGGAACATGCAGCATGCAATGACAGTATGTATGCTGCAGAACGCCAGTACCTGATGGAACTAGAGCACCAACAGTGGGAACATGAACAGGCTCAGCAAAAGAAGCCTACAATTATTAAAGTTATAAAACCAAGAAGAGATGAAGCTACACATAAGCCCTCAACAATTCGAAGAGCTCATCAAAAAAAGCTATAGCTTAGACATAATATATTTACTAAAATTGATAGACACAGAGTATGACGTTGAACCTCTCTATGGGAACAGTATGCGTCTCTCTGCTATCTATCAATCATTAATAAGAAAAGGTCTGGTAGCAAAAGATGAAGATAAACTCACAGCAGTGGGTAAAGATCTCCTAGTATTCGTAGGAGAAGATACTAACAATAAAAAGTTTGTAAAAAGAAAACCAAAGTCTACAGCATTCGAAGAGTGGTGGAAGACATACCCTGGTACTGATACATTTACTTACAAGAATAAGAAGTTTACAGGCACTAGAGCTCTACGTAAAGACAAACAAGCCTGTAAGGTTAAGTTTGATGCTATATTGATGGAAGATGACTACACAGCTGAACAAATATTAAAGGCATTGAACTTCGAGATATTACAAAAAGTAAATATGTCGTACAAGACTGGCACTAATAGAATGACCTATCAGCAGAATACTCTTACTTATCTTAATCAAAGAACATATGAAGCATATGTAGAACTGATGGAGGATGAGACTAACCAACCTGAGGAACCGAATGGCTCAACAGATATTTAAAAAAACAAAATATGAGTTTTAAACTATTAAAAGAAGAGGTAGATAAAGGTCTAGCTGGTAATAACGGTGGTATACCTATGGGCTTTGACAGGCTGAACAGGTATGTTGGTATCCGTAGATCTATGTATTACTTGATAGGTGGACTAACCGGTTCAGGTAAGACTAGCTTTATTGATGATGCCTTTGTACTTAATCCTGTAGACTGGGCTATGTCTGAAGAGGGAAAGAAGTCTGGTATAAAAGTAAAGGTGTGGTACAGATCCATGGAACGTAGTCAGACTTACAAGCTAGCTAAGTGGACCTGCAGGAAGATCTTCCAGGAAGAGGGTGTTATAATCCCTGTTAACAAACTGTTGGGCTGGACAAGCAAGATGACTAAAGATGAACATGACCTGTTTCTTAAGTACGAGGATTATATGAATGAGCTAACTGAGATAGTAACTATCATTGA